TCCTGCAACAGCTTCTACTTTAGTTTTATAAGTTGCATCCGCTACTGTTTCAACTTTAGTTTTATAAGTACTTTCAGCAAGCACTGGAATATGACCAGTAGTAGCCGTAGCCATTGCTGGAGTACCTAGTAATGCTATTTCAGAAGATAATCCTGCAACTGTAACTGTAGTACTACTTCCGTCTACATAGGTCTTATTAGTGGCATCATTATCATTGACTGGAGTATCAACACTTGATATACGTTTAGCAGTTGATGTTCCAGGTTGTGTTGCTTTGTATGTATCGGTACCTGAGTCATACAGCATAGCATTTTCGGTACTAATTACAGCTTGCTGTGATACGTGAAATACGTTCTTTGCAGAGTTATCTAGGTCTTGTTCTGTTAGAATTGAAGCATTACTAAAGTCAATAGCAGGAGTCTTTAGATTTTGTACTGCTCTACGTAATTCGATATTAGGTGTAGTAGCAGAGGTAGCAAAGCTAACATTCAGTCCACTAGAGCCATATAGTGCAGTAGAGGCAACACCATTGGTTGAATCAACATTAAGTAGTATTAATTGTAATGCAGTATTAATTTCCCATACAGTATTATTTGTATCAGTCCATACGGCTGATTGACCATTTAATGTTTGCCCTGATGTGTCACCATCCTCTAAGAAACCACTGCCACCTGCATAATCTTGATCTGACTGCCTGTATATCCTAGTACCATTTACATAGACTTTAAATATGTCACCACTAGTAGATTTATAAGGATCACTAGCAGAGGGAGTAAAGTCCAGGTCGGCATAGGACAGAGCAATCAGGTTACTTGTTTCTCCATGATACCCAATAGTTGTGGTCCACGGGCTAATAATATAACTCGTTAATGTAACGTCTACACTCATGTTTTCCTAAAGTTCAATCCGTAAATGTCGTATTATCTTTGATTTAAGTCAAAGAGTTGTTGTCCTCCACCCATAACTGACATAGCATTCATTCTATCCTCTATAACTTGATTCATTAAACCAGAGTCACTTGCCATTAATTGTTTTTTAGCTTGTTGCTTGTAAGTTCTCATTATTTTTTGAACACCTTTTATTCTAAAATCGTCATAATCTGGGTTGTACTTTCTATTTTCACTAAATCCGTAAGTTTCTGATTCCATAAACATAGCAAGAGCCTCCCTTAATCTTACTCCTCCTAATTCAATAGTTCCAATAAGTTTATTGAGTTCAGAATATTGAGGACCAGTAAGTTCTACATTGCCAATTTTTGTATCAGGAGGTTTAATAGATTTACCCATTCTAACAATTTCACTAATATATTTGTCAGTTGGTCCTTGTTCTATTGGTATACCTGTGTTATATCCAAATGGGTTTGCAACAACTTGCCCAGTTATCCAATTATACTTAGGTGCACTATATCCTGTTATAGATGTAGCTCTTCTTAATATTTGTTCTTGCCATGTTACAGCTTCTTGAAAAACATCATCACCACTAACTTGCTCAATAATACCTGGAACTAAACTTGCTCCCATTTTTGCAATAGGATTTCCAAGTCTATCAAAGTTGCCAGAGAAACCTTCGTTAATTGTATCGAGAAAGGTTTTTAGTCCATATAAATACGTTCTATCCCCTATTGCTCTTACCATCCCAGCAACTCCCATTGCAGATCCCTGTGCAAAACTACTTAGGCTACCATCTAGTATCCCTTCGTCTTTTTCGGCAAATGTGTGAGCATTTTCAATAAAAGCTGACACAAATACAAAAGGCATAGCGGCTGGATCAAAACGGTTATATGAGATCCATGTGTTGTCTCCAACTCTTATCGAGTATGGTTGGTTACCTGCTTGTCTCCATATTTTGTTTCTATCAGGGTCCAAAGGTCCAGGACCAGTTATTCTACCAGAGAACACAGAACCTAATACAGCCCCATACAAAGTAACACCTAAAGCTGTATCACCATGTGCTTGTGCTCTAAGTGCAGGGTTACTTGATTCTAGCATTTCCCTATGAGTTGCTGAGAACCTATTGAATATTGGTGTCCTCTGCAATGCTCTGCCAAATATATTTGCAGGAGTACGAACAAAAGGAAAAAACAATTGTAAAGGTGGGTTGGCAACTGCGGCTTTATGTAGTTTATTAGCATAACTACCTGCTCTAAGTTCTTCAGTAAATGTGACACGCCTAGAATACTCTAGCATATCTTTATCTGTTGCCCTACCTAACTCATCAAAATAGTTATCCATTTCTTTTTGGATAAACACATCTCTTTGTTGTTTCGTACCCCCTTTTATATTTTGTGGCATATCTTTTGTAATTTTAGCAAATGCTTGTGCTCTATAGTTTACTTGCTTAAAGAATTCATCTGCTCCACCAAGAAGTCTCATTGAAAATCTAGCGGATTTCCCTACATAATTGACTGCTTGAGATATGTAATTTACTGGATGCCAGTTTGATAGATTTGGATTTATCTTTGACATAGCAATAGCATTACTATGATTAGATACTAGACCATCTATTTTAGTACCCATTGGATCTAAAATATTTTGCTCTTTAAAAAAAGACCTTAACATAAGTCTCGCAGACTCTCCTGTAGACCAAAGAAGTCCGTGCATGTGTCTACCTACTTCCTCACGAACATCTTGGTCTCTATTCCATATACCACCTATGTATCTAGTTGTTGGAACTAGAAATGTTTCAATAGTACCTGATACTGCGTTTGTTACCTGGGTCTTTAGGCTTGCTAAAAGCAGTCCTCGATAAAACTCAATCATTGCTCTCCCTCCTTTTTTAAGAAGAGATTCTTTACCCATATTGAGTATACGCATTTTATGTAATGGTCCTCTACCTGTTTCTAAGGCTTTGGATAAAATTGTCATGTTAGCAGTATCTAAATTGTAATCCTTAATTACATCGTCAAGAGCACTCATCTCTTTCATTGTTTTAGGATTAGCTTTGAAAGGAACTCTTTGTACTGTAGTGGCACGAGCAACTATACGTTTAGTTTCACCAAACAATCTTTCCGCATCTTCTGCTTTTTCCCACAGTTTGATAAACCTACCTTTTAGTATTTTAGACTGTACAGAATCACCTGTATTTTGTATAATCTTAGCCATGTGTGCTAACTCATTCCCATATTGAGCTATTGCACCACGATATGCTAATATTTGTGTATCTAGGTCAGCAATACTATCAAATCTTTTACTTAAATTCTCTATAAGTAAATCTGGGTCTATTCCTAGTTGATCCGCAGTATCTTGTGCTGTGTTGATGATACGCTGGCCTTGCATTGTATCTTGCAACTGTATACCTTTTTCTTCTAACTCTTTTAAAGTCTTTGGTCCTTTAGGTATATCTTTGTACCTTTGTGACATCTCTTTCTTTAAAAGGTTAGACATGAGTCCAACAACATTAGAAGCCTCTTCATCTTCTAAAAACTTTGTGTTAAACACACGATAACCAACAGGTTCTATTTCTTTTAGATTGCCTGTTACTAGAGTGTTTATAACATCGTCAACCGCTTGCTCACTAGAAAATACATCTTTATTACTTGGTTTTGCGTTTAATACTTGGGCCGAAGGTTTTGGTGCTCTTTGAGATGCAGGTAATTCTGACTTTGTGTGCTTTAAGTCATTAATGCGCTCTACCCCTTTAGCTTCAATTTCTGCAAGTTCTTCTGAGGACTTACGACCAAGAGTTCCTTTTAACAAATCTCGTCTAGCCTTAAATAACTTAAATACACTACCAAAAGCGGCGTCAAGAACAATGGACTCTAGAGCCATCTTAAAGCGTTCTTCTGCAATCTTATTATTATCATCAGCTTGTAACCACTCAAAGAAAGGACTAGCGACTTCAATCGGAGTATCTTGTATTATCTCATTAATCATATTAGAGGCACGTTCCTCGTATGGATTAAATGCTATTTGAGAAGCCACAGCACCTGGAGCTATAAAATCGAGACTTTTTTGCACACCCATAGCTTGTGGGGCTAATGAAGTAAAAGGTTTTGTGACAGTACCCCCAATTTGTAACCCACGTACAACCTTACCCATAGTCCTAGTAAACTCGTACATAGGTGTACCTTCGTTAACAATCTGAGGCATGTAGCTAATCTTCTTTTCGTCCTTCAGCTTCATGAACTCATCGTCACTCATCACACTCACAAAATCTTTTTTAGGATCATAATTCTTGAGTCCAGGAATGTTAAATATAACTTTAAAATCCATTAACTCAGGTCGTAAATCTTCAGTTGCTGTTAGTATGTTTTCTGTAACATCAAACAAATAACCTTGTGCTGCTCCTTTGACTCCTTCTCGTACAGTCTGTTCTGTTTCAGAAGGCTGGATATTGTCTATATCAAATTCTTCTTCTGGTAACTCTGTAGGTATTCTGGTTGGATCAATACCTAGTTTCCTGAGTTTTTCTTCTAAGTCTTGTTCAGCTAAAGTAAGACTTTCTGCTACAGCTACTTCACGATCATTGTTGAAACCTACTTGGTGCATTTCATGAAGATTCATTGTTTTCATTTAGAGCCTTGTAATTTTTGCTTTTGTTCTGGTGTGAGCAATCTTAGTATACGATCATTCAATTGAGTTAGTTTTATGTTTAAAATGCCTTTGGTGTCGGTATCAAGGTCTTCCCAAAAACTAATACTTATATCACTATCTTCTTCTAAGTAGTCTTCTAAAGCCACATCATCAAAAGGTTTTCCTTTAGATTTCTTAGCTTGTAAAACCTTTAGTTGTTTTCTGTATTGCAGTAATAGTGTGAGAGGATCTATTGTTGTAGGTGGAGTATCCCCATCAAACAATATTTTGTAAATAGCTTCTGAGTCAGTTCTATCCTCTTGCTTACTTAAAAACGACTTTCTATCGCTATTTAAATGGTTATCCATGATTTCCATAAGGTCTTTTTGACCCTCTCGCATTATAAAACCAGCACTGTTTGGATCGTCTGACTCTAGGTCAAGTCTTAATATTTCAAAAAATGCTTTTCTCTGGTCATCATTAAATTCACGGAACTGACGTTTTCCATTTTTTGCAAAAGCAATTTTCCTGTAGGCTCTATGTAAAGCCTCGCCTATTCTACTTTTAATAATTCCCAACTTATTAAAGTAAGCAGTTGGTTTTTGAAAAGTTATGCTTTCTTCGGGAGACAATTGTTTTAGTTTTAGAAAATCTTGAATCTTTGCATTACCAATGTTATCTAATGACTTGTGTATGTCCTTTAAACTGTCATTGTAGAAGGATATACTTGATAAGTCATTTATTTGCCCATCTGTACCCAAAATAGAATCTCTTAATTGCGTATCAATCTTTAGCCCATTTTCTAAAATGTGTGTTAGAAAACCTCCTCTACCTTCACGCTGATATATTCTTAAAAGATTGTCTACCTCATCACTACCAAAAGTTATTGTGTCTTCTTTTTCTTGCCTTTGTTTTACTCTGTCTTCATGTGTTAGGACAGCTTCTGCCTGACTTGTAAATCCTGCACTATTTAGCCTTTCAATTATATTGTTTAGACCTCCATCAAAATCAAAACCTTCTTCACCTCGTTTGTTTCTAAGTTCTCCAAGTTCAACACCAAAGGCTTCTAATTGATCTTCTTTTTGCCTACGTTTTCTTCTGTAAGCACGTTCCTCGTCATCCTCCTCTTGTTGATCAATACGATCACTCACAGTACGTATTAAGTTTTGTCCTGCATTTGTTTGACCATAGTTAGCATTGTTTGTCGTTTTAATCTCATATATAAAATCAAGTATGTCTTTTTCACGAAAGTTTAATGCTTGGTTTGCTATTTGGTTAGCAACCATCTTATTGAGTTTACTCATATCATGGTAGCCTTGCTCACGTGCATCCTCAATAAAGGTATTCATTGAACGAGAAAACTTGTAACTTAGGTTCTCTTTTTCCTTCCGACCTTCAAGTTCCAGGAATTTTTCTTCTAAGAACTTTTGTTTCTGTTGTTTAAGAGTCGGTTCTTTCATTTATTTTTTTTACTATATTTTTGCCATTTAATAAACTGTTGCCAATTCCATTTTACAGAATCTCCAGTCTTTAAATCTTTATTAAATTTCTTGTTATAATTTTCTACCCATGCAACCGCTTCTTTCTTTTCTTTCTCAGACATCTTTGCGAACATAGTTGGATTACTAGACTCTATAACATGTCTGTAGCCTTTGCCTTTTTGTACTTTAACAACTTTATCTTTAGGATTTCCTCCTTGAATTTCACCAGGAGCAATAACATTTTTAAATAAATTTCCAACAGGTTTTTTAGTATCTTTATTTAACTCCAATGTCCTTTCTCGATACAGCCAGTCCATCGAGGGGGTTTGTGAAGTAGGTCCAACTGGTTTGGTTCCAAATCTTTCGTCATACTCTTTTAGTATAGCTTGTCCATATTTACCCTGAGACAATAAGTCCCTATGTTTTTTAGATATAGTGCCATCTTTTAGAGCACCCATTAGACCTTCTTCAGTGGTCAATGTATTAATATGGTCAGCCTCTTGGGTGCTAACCATATTTCGTAGTGTTTCATTACTTTTAAGTTGTTCAGCGTAAGCATCACCTAAGTAATCTTGCATCATCTGATGGAATGCTCCACTATACTGGCTATCAGCTTGGTCTCTGTAGTTCTTATTTAGGTGCTCAGTGTGTCTTTGCTGTAGTTGCCTACGTACACCCATTTGACCTGGGATAAAGTGTTCTGTTAGTATATCCTGGTGTATTGTTTCAAAATGTGGGGCATACTCTGAATCAAACTTATCTAAAAACTGGTCAAAGTTACCACTATCCTCTTTATTCTTATCTTTCCATTGTTCATATCTTTGGAACAAATCTTGGTTATACTTGCCTAGTAGACTTTTAGTATATGCAATACTTACACCTTCTCTAAAGTATGGTGACTCCGACTCTGAGATAATACCATTCTTAATAGCATTACGCATTTTAGCACGTTGCTCTGGTGTAGCACGAGTAAATGATGCTATACCTTCGTTACGCTGTGCTTCTTGAAACTCTTGTTGTTTCTTACCTGCTATTTGACCAAGAGGCTTTGCTATGTCAGACAGAAACTTAGCGGCTGTAGCATTAACACTACCAGCAGTTGCATCAGGTTTAGCACCTCTGTAATAAGCAACAGAATTGTTTACTCTGCCTCTACGATATATCTGGGGTGACTTGGGTTCCCTTTGTCTGTTTCCCTGAGTTAATATTTGTTTTCGTGTGCTCATGGTATTCTTGCTCCAGAAAAGGATCTACCGCCTCTAATTCTTTTTCTTCGTGCTATTGACCTAGAAGGTGTTGTTGGTGCTTTAGCTGATGGTCCTGCATACGACTGTCCAGTAGCATAACCACCTACACCAGCACTTGTAAGCCCAAGTATCCTATCGGTTTGGCTTAATCCTGGGTCTCTCTCCATAGAATTGATCTGTCCCATAGCACTGTACCTGCGTTGCAACTTGTCACGCTGTAAAGCCTTACGTTCACCTTTTAGATTAGCGACCCCACGTTGAAACTGTTGATCAAGGTCAAATGATCTGTTAGCTAATTGTCTTCTTAGTATATTAAGACCTCTGCTTGGAGAAGCTCCACTAGCTCCAGATGCTAGGTTAGCCATTGTTAATGATGACTTTTGTTCCTGTGAGTCAATCAGCATGTCAATCTTGGCATCAGCGGCATCCTCTGCATTCTGGTATGCTTGTTGCTGTATTGCGATCTCTTCATCCCAGAAAGCCTCCATGTCTTTTGTATAGGCTTCATTTTGTAATGCTTGGTTTCGCTCAAAGGCTTCGTTGGTAGCCTCCGCTTTTTTCATAGCGGCTTCTTGACTTTGGTAAGCACTCATGACTCCAAGAACTGCCATACTAATAGAAACTGGTTCACACATTATTTGCCTTTACAAATTCATAGAATGGTTTTTGTTCATAGCCAAAGTTGTCTACTAACTTAGTAAAAGTGAAACCAAGGCTTTTTATCCATTTGATAGCCTGAGTATTACGTTTATCTACATAATTGAATAATACGTTATACTCGTCCATAAATGTATCTATATGCTCTTTTGCATGTTTGTGAAATTCAAACTTATACTCTGTTAATCTATCTGACCCCATGAGCCAGGGTGACCCTACTCCATCACGTAACTTAGCAATACCAAACATACCTACAACAACATCATTTATTATTATAGTATAACAATGTAGGTGAGATGTCAAGTATGATCGAATGAGTGCTTGAGCAGGATTACGTCCACCAGAGGCAAACACCTCTTGTACATCTTGTTCTCTTAGAGTCTTAGCTAGTTCATAACAATCGTTTCGCTTTGACGATCTAATGTAATAATTCATATTCTCTGATTTCTCAGGACTTGGTATGCTTCATAGTCAGCAGACTGTAGTGCCAAAGGTAGCCATGAGTCTGACAAAACGCTTATTTTAACGTCCTTACTATTGACATAAACCGGTACTCTGAAAACACCTGTGTCTAACTCTTGTTTACCAAGAAACAGAGAACCAATCTTTCGTCCTGTAAATGACCTGACATTTATCTTTCGTAGTCGGTCATCAAATGGTTTCGGTGCTACTTCAACCTGGAAGAACCCTGATCTATCATAGGAAATCTCAAAGTTTCTCATTTGTAATCTACCTGAGTTGATCGAGTCATCACCAGATTTTACAAACTGTTCTGAAAATGTATATTCAAAGTCATACGGTACACCTGCAAATATAGCAGGGGTTGTGTTTCCTCTTGCTTTAGAGTACGGAGACCCATTTTGTAATGCTCCTGATACTTGATCTGCCTTTAGTATCTCTCCAGTTTCTACAACATAAACTATTTCTCGTTCTTCAAATGTTAGTACAGTATCATGAGGTATTGGTCCACCTTGGTTTTTTTCTGCTGTTTTTGCTATACTCGGAGTTACCTCAATCTCTACAACATTACTTACTAGATCACCTACTGATGTTACTGTGTAAGTATTAAATTTATCATGATCACTTGAAAATGTTTGTCCAATACGTGGTTTCTGGCCCACATTTTTTATTTGTATTCTTTTACCAAATTGTGAGGCATCATTTGTTGCATTTAAACCTGCACCAGAGGCTTTAACAGACTGTCCTGATTGTGCCACCACATCATGCTGTATATCTGAGTACGGGACTGTTGGTACAGAGCCAGCCCCACTATACTCTAGTTTTACTCTACGATCTAACCTTACTCCGATCTTGTCATCCATAATGGTTGTAGCATTATCCACAGAAAGATTTAGTTTTTCTAGGTAAATCTTAGTGCCCCTTCTGAACAGGAAGAATGCTACAGAACCAATAAACTCCATGTCAATAATGTCGGCATCAAACTTCCAATTTGACCATGATGATTGTAGTTTCTCTTTATCAGAATAGTAGTATTTGTATACAAATAGTTCACTTCGGTCAGTATCGGATAATACACACAATACTTCTTCGTTTGAAGATACTGCCATTTTCTTTACTGTACCAGCAACTAACTCAGGTACATGAGATGTCACTTCGTTTGCATCGTTAGTCTCTGATGCTATATCAATCGTATACTCACGTATACCTGAGAAAGCTCCACGTTTAAAGGGGAAGAATATAGTCTTACCTGCGGCTACTGGCTTTGCTTCTGTAGAAGTCTCAAAGTTTGTTGCTACGTTTACTGTTACTGATGTAGGAGTTAGAAACTCATCTGACGTTAGTTTAAACTGCTGTAAATCAGAGAATAACAATAGGTTCTCCTGAAATGGTATAGCTGATTTCAAAATAGCAACCTGATTGTTCGACACAGCTACATCGACAACACTGGTATCCAATACAGACAATACAGTATTTGCAAAGAAATTAAAGTAATTAGCGGCTTCCGATAGTATTACGTTCTCATCTGAAATAAACCCAAGTCTATTCCTATGAAAGAATATATCGTTAATCTTGTATATCCCATCAGCATCTACAGTATCATCGTAGTCAGCAAATGATGGAAAGGGGTTTGTTGTGTCATCTCCAACTGTTCGTTCTTTGAAGTCAATAGGTTTTAATACAAAATATATGTCATCATTAGAGTCAAACTGTTTGAATAACTGCATAGGCATTGTTGTGTTGTCTAATGCCTTACGACTATCTTGATTATTATCTAATGGATACTTAGGTCTAAAGGTCTCTTTATATACAGAACCATTCCACTTTACATAATAGTCATCCTGGCCTGAACCTTTGTCACCTGAGATTTTAGCAACGAAGTCATCTGGTATCTTTGAGGCAGGAAGGGAACCAAAGTTAGGTACCTCATCTGACGCATTGATTGCCACCATATAAGAGTCACCTTTACCATCGGTGCACTCTATAGTGAAAGGTTTTGTGGACTCTAGGTACACTAAACTTTCTCCGTCTACATAGTCAGAACCAGTAGTAAAAGGAGTGCCTAAATCTTCAAGTCCTGAATTACCTGAGCCCAAATTAGTATTAGTGGTTGTTCCTTTATTAATAACACCTTTTGTACCTGAGTAATTAGAACCTCCACTTTTTATTTTAGCTTGCTTTTTACCATCATTGTCAGCGTCAAAACCAATTGTAACAACGTCTACTCCGGTATTTTCTGATCCAGTCCAAAGAGCCTTTGCTATGTTAGAGACAACAACAGCGTTTTGATTGTTTATACTTACAGTTTCAGATTCTGCCGAGTCTCCAGTACCACTTTTAGTTTGATTATCTGGAGTATGAAATGTTACTTCTTTTATTCCGCTACTCCCAAAACTACTATCCGGAATTTTCATCTCTTTATCAGTGTAGACTGTAACTTTAACCTTATAGTCAGCGTTAAAGTCTCCAGTCTTAACATAGACTACAGCTTGGTAATTGCTGGTGTCGTGGGTCTCGTTCGTCTTTTTCTTGACTGTTTGTGTTTTGTTTAGGATAAAACTAAAGTCAGCAACCGTGGTAACCGATAGTTTATTAGGTGCAAATATATCATTACCACTAGCAGTAAAGTTAGATAAATAGTTGCTTACATTAGTATCTAGTGTCCCATTACCACTAACTGCACCACTTTGTTTTATAGGATGAATAAACACTTCGGCACCTGGAGTTCCTGTGGCAAACCCTGTTAAGTCATAGAGTTTGACAACAGGTGCTGCACCCCCAGATATACCACCCTTTACAATAAGAGCATACGCCTCATCCTCAGATCGTCTAATAGTATGAATAAATACATCATTAGAGTTAGAGGAAGTAACATCTGAAATTTCTGATACATGCTCTGTGCATGATCTTTTTTCTAGTCCACGAGATATATGAGAAAACCCATTTATCTGTGTTTCACCTTGAGTTGGCATCCTGAGTGTCGCAGGTTGTTGTGAGATCCCATTAATTAAACTAGGTACAGTTCCAGATATAAGTGGCATTAATCAGTTTCTGAAGAGTCTACTAAGTTTCTAGTCAATCCAAATGTTGAGTGAGGTAGCCTATCGACAACCCTATACACATCATAGTTATCAAATATATTGTAATCTGCTACATCACCTTCGTACTCAAGTAATGCTTGGTATGCACCAAATTCATCCTCTTGGTAGAATCTATGTAACTCACCTGCTCCTACTACTCTATCGTGAAATATTCGGGCCGATCTGATAGCAATGTATCTACGTGCAGGTTCAGGCAGGTCATCATAGGTCAATAGCTTTATAATGTTTAACTTAACAGAGTCAGTAAATTTAAATGTATTGTTAAATCTATCGTATAGCTTTCTTCCACGTTCTACATAATCTTTATCACCTTCTCGTACTAGACTTTGAGTATCCACACGTAGCTCAGATGGATCTAGTGATATTTCATTATATTGATTTGGTGTCTTTTTTATACCTATGTCAGTGTTAAATACCCAACCTCTTGACTGGACTGCTCTTGAAACATTATCAAGAATTTGTTCTGCAATAGAGGCATCAGATAGTCCAGCAAGGTCATTTAGGTTTTGTATTGGTTGTTCACCTATACTGGTCAACATGGTATTGACTGCCTCTAGTTTAGTTGTTGGACTAAGACTCATGATACCTTTCTGTATTTGTTTGTGTTTGTATTTGTCATAAAGTCACGATGTGGTTCTTCTCTTGTTCCCCACTTAAATGACCCTTGATTATGGAGACTTTTAAATTGATTTGTGTTAAATATTATGTAAGACCAATCAGAAGCCCCTTTATCTTCTACTTGATTCCAGTATTTAATACCATCATAGCCTAGATCATCTTGCATAAATTTCATTAGACCTAGTAAACGATAGTATTGTAAATCATCAATTAACTCTTGGTCTACAAATTTTTCGTAAGAAACATCTTCGCCCACTATTTCCCTTTCCTGCAAAGCTGTGTACTCATCTATATCTATTTTATCCCAATCAACACCCGCAGTGAGATCAATACCATCTTTCTTAGCTAATTCAATAGCATACTCCATAATTGGTTCTAAGACTGTGCCTGATCCACTTTCACCATAAAAAATACCTTTATCGTCATAAGGAAGTTCACTTGGATCTTTTGAGTACGTATATTGTCTTCCATCTTTTGTTGTAAATTTAGATAAAATACTAGAGTGAGAACCTATAGTAACTATATGTCCTGATTCGGGATCATACTCAGTTTTTAGAGGACCACCACTTTCATCACTAATCATATAGTCAAGTATATTATCAAATGTCCAATTAAATTTTTCTTCTCTAATAACAAAAGGGTTATTCATTTTAATCCAACCCATGTAAAACTTAGCTTCTTTTGCAAAAGGCTGGTGTTCTTTTACATAAGAAGGGAGTTGCTGTCTTATTGGTAAAACTCCAGAATCTTTATGTTTTTGATTGGTCCCTTGATGTAATACTCTATCTAGCATTTGCCCTTGAGTTCCAAAATGTGGTCCCATTTCTTGTTCAGCATCTAGCACCATAGCATTATCTGTTTCAGATATATGTAGTTGGATAAAGCCTTTTTCTCTATCTACTTTTCCTAACGTAGCATGACCTATTAATTCAGGCATACCACTGGGATCTGTTATAACAGACGGACCTTTTGGAACTGCTCGTCCATCTGGGTCATGATACCACCAATCTCTAAACTCTGGCTTTTGCATCTGTTCAAAAACTTGTGGAGGAAACTGTCTTCTATTTAAGTTTTCCCATCTAGTTATGTACCCCTCACTCTCTCTATTATATTGCTCAATGTGCCATTTTTCTTCTTCATCAGTAACAGTAATAGTTGGGTTCGTCAGCACATCTGTGATAAACCCAAGTTTATTTAGTTTCCACAACCAGCTTTTTGGTATAATTTTTGATCTATCTGCTCTATTTCGTAACCAGTTATCTTCTCTTTCTTCTTCTGTCACTCCTGTTAAATCATAAGCGAAAGGAACATGATCCACACCTTCTTTAAATTGGCTATAAGGTAATACCCCTTTTTTTCGGTAGTCTCTTGAAGCATACGGGTTCACTTGTTCCGCTGGAACTTCAACTATATTATCGTGTACATTTGTTAAACCATCTAATTTTAGTGAATCTTTCTTAGCCATAATGAAAAAAAAGGGAGAACCCTAGTTAAAGAGTCCTCCCTATATGGAGTTACAACTGCACTTAGTTACTGCAAAGTGCTACGGCACAAGCAGGTCGCAAGATGTTGTGACCCATAGCGTACTTAGACACCATGAGTGTGCCCTGTCGGTTAATCTGATACTCTGATTCAACAGACATATCCATTAACTTCGCAGTAGCAACTGCATCTTGAGTCATTACAAGTGCACGAACCTTGGTAGCCGCAACAGTGGAGGCATACTGTGTTGCTTGTCCTGCAATGGTGGACGAAGCCCCAGCAGGTACATCATAAACAGTAGCTCTTCCAGATCCTGCTGTATTAGCAAGAGGCGTTGGAGCGTCACTAGCATTTGTTCCATCCTCATCTTTATGGGTAGCAGGCCTTCCAGCTAACGCATTACCATTAGATGTCGCTTGATAGAACAAGTTGGATACCCATGTGGTACCAGTGGTTGTGGTGTAGTATCCAATGTGTGGTGTTACGTAGATAGGCATACCCATAATAGTAGGTACCTGTCCAGCAGTAACACTTCCTCCCCCTCCAAGATCTCTATTGAAGATAGCGAGGTCATTAAGATTACTCGTTCCTGACACTTTGAACAAGTCATAGTACATGTCAGTATTCATAACCACAAAAGGATCACCTGGAACAAAGTTGTTATCGAATACTCTCCTAGCATCGATTATTGCTTGAGCAATAAACTTAGGATCACGTCCTTCGGCTGCACTAGATCCGATAGTTACGTTCTCAGTGAAGTCCTCATCAGTAAATGCACCTGCATAATCCTGGATCATGCCAGATACTTCCGCCATTGTACTGGTTTCACATAAGGAGGCTTTAATTGCCATCCTTAAAATGTTCTCATCGGCTACCTTTGCTAACGCAAAACCAGCTTCTTGAGTGTAGACGGAACGAATGTCAAAGTGTGACATAGCTTCGTCAATGTTTGGAACGAATTGTGCATTGATCAACAAGTCATCAATGGTTACAATCCTTTCACTCTGCCTTGACGCAGAAGGCAGAATTTCTGCCCCTGGTGTATGGTAGGAAGCATCTCGGTACTTTCCTGTCATCGGAAATTGTGCAGACTTTCCTTTTGAGATAGTACGCACACGATGCAAAGGCATCATAATATTCTTAGACTGAAAAGCAGTAAGAACCTCGCCGGCATACAATTTTAGGTATAGTGATCTAACGTCACCAGAACCTATATTTTGTCCAGAACGATGTATAGCACCGTCCGTGGCGTAATTGGTAACAGCCATAATAATCTCCTATTTTGGCTTTTACTACTTAACTAATGATGCTTGAAAGTTCACCAGAGTTCTCCCACGCATGGGGCTATGACTACTATTTTAGCTATTAGTTTACAGCACTGTTGAGTTACCCAACATTTGTGCTACTTGTGCCCTGTAAGCAGGGTCACTTTGATACTTTGGATTCTTCATAGCCTCTGTTACCTGGGCTAGAGAGTCAAATCTTGGTGCAGTCGATGGGACTGATTCACCTGTTATAAGTTTGGGTGGGACACCTTCTGCGTTTTGCATTCTCGCCATAAGACCTTGTACAGCAAACATCGCATTAGGATCAAGGTTTTCAATTGAGTTGTTGAAGGCATCTATTTCCCACTGTTGTAAATTATTGTTGGCCCAGTCTAACATAGAATTATAGTTATTCTCTCCACCAACTATATTATAAATTTCTGATATATTTTGATCAGCAATTGCTTCTTGTCCTGCTAACCAAGTATTCACCATATCAGGTGTTATCCCTGCTTCAGCTAGTGCATTATAAGCATCTTGAGATAACTCACCTGCTTCATTATACTCTTGTTGAAAGGCATTAATATCAAGGTTACGTTCATCTAGCAGTTGAGCAACCTGTGGTACACTAGCATTCTGTATTTCAGCTACTTGTTGTTGGTTGAACTCTTGTTGTTGTACTTCTTCTTGTTGCTGGGATACTTGTGTATACTGTTGTTCTAGCTGATTGTAAGCATTAAGTAAATCCTGTGGTGTACCAAATTTCTCTGGTAACCACTCAGGTCTTCCTTCTGAAGCCTGTTGCATTACAAGTTCTTCACCTAAGTCACTTACTTGAACAGGATTGTCAACCTTGGCAAGCATTTCATTTATATGCTCTGGTGAACCCGCTTGATGTACACCTTCTCCTTGTCCTGTCTGTAATTCTTCCATATTAATTTTGTGTTACTGCCTTCATCATCTCCTGAACCATTTCAGGATTCTGTTGTGCAGATTCAGATAACCCTTTTGCCATAGCAGGTGTTGCACCTTTAACAACATCTTGCATCATAGCCATTTGTTGCTGTTGTTGCATCATTTGTTGCTGTTGCTCTTGAGCTTGCTGTTGCTCCATCTGCTTCTGCTCTGGTGTTTTGACAAGTCCACTTGTGTCAATACCTAGAGAGGCACCAAGTCTATCAATATAATCATCAAGATTCAAGTTACTCATGATTGCCTCTGGTCCTAGAGGCTGAAGGTACTGTAAAAACTGAGATAACTTATTTAAATCCTGTCCACGACCAAGAGCTTCAATACCTGTGATAACTTGAGGTTTCACAATACCTTTTGGAAACTTAGGCATCTTCTTCTGTTTAGTCATCTTGTCCATGAGTATATTAATCATGGGTAGTTGGAACTCCTGAGATAACACAGAATACACACCACCTAAAGCGGACTCTAGTTCTTGTGCCATGAACCTAACTTCTTCTGCTGTTACTCTTTCAGCATTACGCTGTACAGAAGAATTTAATAAGAAAGCAAATGATAACCTATCTCTAATTTGTGTGATTGTATCAAGTGCAATACGAAAGTCTTGACTTTTCTGTAGTTGTAATGTAGATACATCATTTGCATCCCCTTGTACAATTGCTCCACTTGGAGACTTAGCAAGTGTATTAATACGTGTAGTGCCATTTGGTCTTACCAAAAATAATACTTTGGATGCAGCCGCAGATCCTTCTACAATTGCTTGTGTAAGAGCTTCAAGGGATCGCAAATCTCCAATATACTCCTCCACAAGACCACGACCATAAGATTCTCCGTCAACTCTACTGAATCTAAGTGGTATAAATGGGTTCTTATCTTTTGGGTATTTACCATAACTGTCTGGTATTGGGTTGTTTTCTATTTCTTGGTGTACATGCCAGTGTTTTCCTTTGTCACAAATGTAGGTATAAAGATCGTATGGTTTATGTGGTGTCTCTGGTGTCAACTCACTAGGCTCTGGTAGCCCAAGAGTTCTTCTTGCTTCTTCAGTTAATGTCTTAGCATTGAGAGACTCTTTAGTAATTATGTATAATACGTTACCCATAGGATCACGTTTTACTACATAACGATCCAGATGAAATACTCGCATCTGCCCTGAGTCTGGTATAAACAACAAAACATTACCTGTGGTAATCAAGTGTTTAAGTGCTTCAAACACAGGTACACGGAATGCCTCAGTCTCAATTAACTGGAGTGTAGCACGTTCAATCTTAGCTAAACCTTCTTCTACTGGACCCCTTTGTTCTGGGCCAACAAGTTGCTCTAGGTCAAAGTCATCTATTGTCAGTCTAAAGAAAGGAGAGTTAGGTGGAAGGAGGGTCAGTAGGAGTTTGGAGGCTAAGTGGTTTACACCACGTGCTCCTACTGATTGGAAGGGAGTTGGGTATTCTGTAGAGTATGAGGAACCTTGGTCTTTGATTAATCCAGGTATTGTTAGGTCTGCACATTCTCTTGCACGTTGAAGGTAACTTTCACGTTCTCCAAAACAATTCTGATACATACTAGATACACTAGACTCATTGCTATATTCCATTAACTAATTCTTAATTTACGTTTGTTCTGTCTGACTCTTGCTCTACTTGTGTCTAAATTTGCACCACCTCGAAGACCCTGTACTTGTCCAGATCCTAGTTTTTTACCCGATCCTAGTCCTCTTCCTCCACCAATAGTAACAGCACCCCCTGGTCCTGCTTTGGTTTCTGTAGGTTTCTTTTGTAATAATTTACCTACGCTAACAACACCTTGAGCAAGAATATCTTGACTTGATGGTACATTAACTCCTAACTGGCGTTTTATATATTGATCAGCTTTTTTTACATTTGAGAGTATAACTTTTCCTGGACTGTCAACAAAATCAAGAGTCTGGTTTGCTATATTTGCACCTTCTTTTTCAACCTTCTGCATAGTCTTATCAAAATCAGACCCTGTGTATCCAGTTTCTTTTGCTATTTTCTTAACAACCTTTCCTGCATCAGATTCTTTAAAAGTCTTAGACGCACCTGAAACAGTTCCTTGGACTGATTTCTTTAAACTGTAGTCTCCTGCTCCAAGTTTATTAACTTCATCTTTAATATGTCCTGTTGCTTTGGTTCC